CTGAGCAGTCTCATCTTCTTCATTTTCTTTCGTGAAAACATCTGCACCTAATTCTGTCGACATATACGAAATGGATTGAATCGTCTGCCGCAGCTGCAGAATTCGAGTGTACTCTGTGACAGCCTCGCGGAGTTCTGTGGCATGCGGACGTAGTTTTTGATTCAGTAATCTTGTAATCTTACTGTTCTGGGCATTCAGTTCTCTCAGCTTATCTTCAATAGCCCTAATTTCCCTCGCCGTATCAGACTCTGTCTTTTCCAAATCTTCAAGCTGTAGTTTTATACGAGCAAGTTCTGCCCTTGCTGAATCGACATAAGAGGCGTTGCTTTCTTCCTCAACATCCATGTCGTGTCCACAGAAAGGGCAGTTGCTTTTGCGCTTAATTTGACCTCCCTGTGTATTCCCATCTACAATAAAAACCAACCGTTTAATGTCTGACCTGTACTGAGATCGAAGCGCTTTATAACTGTTGTCAAGATACCTTGCTTCTTGAAGTTTTGCATTAAGATCAAAAATCTGTGCAAGCAGTCTACGACTCTCCTCGGAAGCCTCCATGATCTCCTTTTCGGTTTTTTCGATCTCTGCAACAAATGTTTCTATCTTTCCTTCGATATCAACTCCGGCCTCTGCCGCAATAGACTCCTCAAGATTATTCTTTTGCTCAGTCAAATCTTGAATTTTCTTGTTGAGATAATTTATAACTCCTGCCTTCTGTGTGGCTCTCTTCTCCAGCTCTTCTACACTGACCTTTGGAAGGTACCGTTTGAGATCATCGCCGGTAATCAAAAACAAAAGGGATGTCAGGCTGGCAGTAATCTTGGAATGCTCAGGGCTATCGAAAGCAGTGCGCTTCCCAAAGATGTGGTCTTCATTTATAAAAAAGAAATGAAAGATTGTACGCATCGTCAGATTCTCATCTTTGGGTGCCTGCGTAGCAATTATCCTTTTTCGCTCTGTAATACCCATCAAACTTAGGAGCAAGTCACTATATTCGAGATTGCTGACCTTAAATTCTGTTGCCTTAATGTCAGGGAGCGTGGTACTAACTGTAACGATATTTGATCCTCTATCGCCATTTTCACCATCTTCGATTTTTCTGGTCGCCATAAGAATATCACCGTCATCTGACTCTAAGGTCATACAGACAGTATCATACCCCGTATCCTCTTTAGAGAATGGAACCTCCTTACCGCCAAACATAAAATCGATGCAGTTGATGACGTATGATTTTCCGGTGTTGGAAGGCCCGACTATAAAATTGACTCCATCTTCAAATGAAACGGATGAGTAATCCACCTTCTCACCTGAAACGGAAATCTGTTTAATATGGAATCGACTCATTTGGCAACCTCCCCGCGAAACGACTTCGCAGACATCTTATAGATGGCAGATATAAGCACTCGTTCAGATTGATTCATTGTGACCTCTATAACCGAATGAGCATTTTTTCTGTACTCTCTGGCATATTCGCTGCTCAGCGATTTACAGAAATCCTCACCTTCCGGAGTAATGATATAGGAAAGGCCGCTTTTATAGCTTACAGCCTGTGCAGTTCCATTAAGAACCAGTTCCTTTAACGCTTCCTTCACACTCTCTCGGTGAGAAGCAAATACGCTGAACTTATAGTCATTATCACCGTTTAGATTTTGATCTGTTACTCCAAACGACGCACTGTATAACGCCATAAAATCAACGGCATACAGCATATCCAGCGTTTGAGGCATGTCGTACTCGTCAAGCAGAATCAGAAGCCTCAGAGAATTTTCAAATGTAGAATTAAACAGCCTGCCCATCGTCTGACCTCGTCCATCCGGTGATCTTGCCATCGTTCACAAGGAAGTGGCAGATTCCCTTTTTCTGTACCATTCCAATCCAATCAGTATCCCGACATAGCCAGCATCTGTCCGGGCGAATTTCCTCAGCACGAATTAATACATTGCTTAACCGTTCGAGCCCGCTTCGAGCGCTTCTCTTCCATATTTCTTTTACGCCCTCATATGTCTCTTCTTTCAAGACATTAAACTGATCTTCCTTGTTATAGATGTCTCTCGTCCCACGTCTGACTGCCTCCGCCGCAAAATAATATTTTCTCTGATCCGCAAGATGCTCCGCATACTCTGGGTAGGACTGTATGTCATCCAGCAAAAAAGCATCGGCTTTGATGGCTTGAGCATATGCCTTTGCCAATGCTTCCGTGTACGCACGTTCCTCATGAATAATGGTCTCCGGAACTTCCACACTTTCAAGGGGATGCCTTTTGTAAGATTCAAGCTCTGTGTTCAGTCGTTCCTTAGATTCCGGAGATAGTACATTATTCCTTGTCAAGGAATAGAGATAGACATATCCAAGGAATTCTGCAAATGTCTCCTTTTTACCCAGCGCAAGTAGTTCATCACGCTTACTGTCTGAAATGTAGGTGTCGGCTTTAATTATTGTGCGCAGGTGAAAAATGATTTCATCTTCCATCTCAGGCATAAAGCGACGAATGATGTTCTGCCGGAAGAAACCACCAATCGACGCTTTTACTTCTTTGTTTTGCGAGTTATTCCGAATGACCTTTAGTGGATTACCACCGGGCAACCGATTTATTATTTTACTTGCAGTACCTTTTTGAACTTTAACGACCGAGATTTTTAGAGGCTCCGCCACGCCGCGATAGAGCAGTTCGATAAGTTCAGGATCGTTGATATCCTCTGCAAACGCGTTTTTGATTTCTGTTACAACTGTCGCAAATACAAGCTCCTGCAACGAGCTCACCTCCAAAATAGAAACTTTACGGTAATTTCATAAGAACCGGTTCAAACGGCCTAAATGCTGACTTTTTCAGAGTTTCTGGTATAATACGCAGTGAGGGCAAAGTAGATAAGCCAGTCACTGTGTGCAACACATTTTAATTATATCACGGTGCGGCCGGAATGTAAATAAAATATTTGACATCTCAAATGTGACACTGGCTTCAATCTTGTCCTGAATCCTCACAGAGTAATGTGAGATAACAACTTTATATTCTTTATTGCGTTATGCAGCCTGACCATCGGTGGAAAGGATGCAAACCGAAACGGAGTTATCCGTTCGATTTGTATGCTTTCCACCGTTTTTTTGTCGTGCATACATATCTTCATACTGATTCCTCCGCTTCGGAAAGCGCCGAAACGGAGGTTTTTTTATGTCTAAGCAGCGCTTTTTCCCTGTCCGACTCAATCCAGACGACGAACACGACGTTACCCTGCAACCCGTATCCGAAGAGGAATACTTCGCTCTCTACAGACCCATCTGGCGTAAGAGGAAGCAGCTCCAGAAGACAGGCCAGTGTCTGTGTCCCCACTACTATCTGTGGAAATGTGATGGTCAGTGCGATCTCTGCGAGTACCGTGCCGCAGGCAACGAGCTCTCTCTTGATTTCGATCTGGAGAAGAATGGTGACCACCATGAGGCACCGGGTGCTGATCCCGCTGCCATTTATGCCGACCAGCAGATTCTTCGTCAGTTGCTGAAACGGTTGGAAGAACTCTGCCCGGATGCTTTGAACGTCGGTGATCTCATGACAGACGGAGACGGTATGTCCCAACGGGATGCCTTGGAAAAGCTCGACCTCAAGCGCAGTACCTATCGCTCACGGGTGCAAAAAGCTGAGGAAATTCTCTGCCGCGAGTTTGGCGTCAACGACGTCCGTGATCTTTTCTAAAAAAATCATCTTTTTTCGTCCATTCGGGCTCCTCCGTTCCAGTGAGCGTTAGAGGCACAGAAAACAAATCGCCTTCAGAAAGGAGGAGTCCTGCCATGAAGGACTACAGACCTGATCCCAAGACGGCAGACGAAGAGCTCATCGACGTCTTGTCCGCCATCAGCATCACCAGCTTGCGGCTTGCCAAAAGGCTGCAGGCCGCTGCTCTCCGTGAGCAGCAGGAAGCCCGTCGTCGCCAGTACGAATATGAATGCCCATTAGTCAAGGAAAGGAGGCCACACCGTGAAGCTCTATGAAATCAACGCGACTATCGCCGAGCTGACCGACCAGTTGGACTTTGACCCAGAGACCGGCGAGATTGGCGAGAACTTCGACACCGTCATGGCGCAGATAGACGCGCTGAACATGGAGCGGCAGTCCGTTCTCGAATGGATTGCAAAGGTCGTCCTGAACACCCGCGCCGAGGCCGCCATGCTCAAGGCCGAGGAACAGCGCCTGAAGGCACGCCGGGATGCACTCACCCGGAAAGAGGATCGGCTGATGCAGATTCTCGACCGCGAGTGCGCCGGTCAGAAGACACCGCTGGGCATCGCCACCTTCTCTTACCGGAAGACCAGCCATTTGGAGGTCGCCGATTCCGAGAAGGCTGTCCGGTGGCTGAAGCGCCACAAATACCTCGACTGCTTCCGCGTCCCGGCACCGGAGGTCGCCAAGGCCGAGGTCAAGAAGCTCATCAACTCCGGAGTGCCCGTACCCGGCTGCGCCGTGGTCGAAGACTACTCCACCAGCCTGAAGTAAGGAGAATCATCATGCTCAAAATTTCTACCGGCAAGATCGACCGCGCCGTCAAGACGGTCGTTTACGGGAGCGAAGGCATCGGCAAGAGCACCTTTGCATCCCGGTTCCCTGATCCGCTCTTCGTCGATACCGAAGGCGGCACCGCACAGATGGACGTCCGCCGCGTGGAGAAGCCCCAGACGTGGGACGAGCTCATCGCCATCGTGAACGAGGTCGCCGCCACGCCGGACATCTGCAAGACGCTGGTGATCGATACGGCGGATTGGGCTGAACAGCTCTGTGTCACACACGTCTGTGCCAAGTACAAGCAGGCCAGCATCGAGTCCTTCGGCTACGGCAAAGGCTATACCTACCTCGCCGAAGAATGGAGCCGCTTCCTCGCGGCCTGCGATGCCGTGATCGCCTCCGGAAAGCATGTGGTCATAGTCGCCCATGCCAAGCAGCGGAAGCAGGAACTCCCGGACGAGGCCGGTGCCTTCGACCGTTGGGAAATGAAGCTCTCGAAGCAGGTCGCGCCGCTCCTCAAGGAATGGGCTGACCTCCTGCTGTTCCTGAACTACAAGACCTACATCGTTCGCACCGAGACCAACAGCAACAAGGCCTCCGGTGGCAAGCGTGTCATGTTCACGACACACCATCCCTGCTGGGATGCGAAGAATCGCCACGGTCTGCCGGACGAGCTGGATCTGGACTTTGCCTGCATCGCGCACATCTTCGGCAAGGCCGCTTCCGCGCCTGCGGAGCCCAAGCCCATCGACCAGCTTCGCGCTCTCATGGCGGAGGCCGGGATCACGGACGCGCAGCTCCAGAAGGTGGTCGCCGAAAAAGGCCACTACCCGGCAGATGCCGCCATCGACACCTACGAAGACCGTTTCATCACTGGCTGGTGCATCAAGCACTTTGCCCAGATTACCAACATGATCAAGGAGGACAAGGAAAATGTCTGATTACTACAACAACAGTGCCGCCAACAATGGCTGCTTCGATTGGGACGACGAAATCCAGAACGACGGTCAGGAGTTTATCACCCTGCCGGAGGGCGACTACGTGTTTGAGGTCGTGGACTTCGAGCGTGGGCGCTATCCCGGCAGCGCGAAGATCCCGCCGTGCAACAAGGCCAGCCTGACGCTGCAGGTCAAGACGGAGGACGGTATTGCCCGGATTCGTACCGACTTGATTTTGTTCCGCAGCCTCGAATGGAAGATTTCTTCTTTCTTCCGTTCCATCGGCCAGAAGCAGAAGGGCGAGCGCCTCGTCATGAACTGGAACGCGGTGGTAGGTTCCCGTGGCCGCTGCCACGTGAAGCCGCGCAATTACACTGACCGGGACGGCAACGAGCGCACCACCAACGACGTGGATCGTTACCTCGATTACGATCCGGAGAAGATGCCGGGTATGACCGCAGACGGCTTCATGGAGATCGACAGCGACGAAGAGCTCCCTTTTGACTAAGCAAGGAGGTGTCCCATGTATCAGCTTAGACCCTATCAGGTCGAGGCAAGGGATGCCGTCCTCACCGAGTGGGATTCCGGGCACCAGCGCACCCTGCTGGTGCTCCCCACCGGATGCGGGAAGACTATCGCCTTTGCTTCGATCATTGAACACGAAATACAGGACGGCAGCCGCGCTCTGGTTATGGCGCATCGCGGCGAGCTCCTGACGCAGGCCGCCGACAAGCTGAAGGCCGCCTGCGGTATCGATTCCGTATTGGAGAAGGCCGAGAGCAGTTCCCTCGGCAGCTTCCTGCCGGTGACCGTGGGCTCGGTGCAGAGCCTTGCCCAGCCCAAGCGCCTCGCACGGTTTCCCGGCGACTATTTCAAGACCATCGTGGTCGATGAGGCGCACCATGCCCTGAGTGACACCTATCAGCGGGTGCTGGAGCATTTTCCTGACGCCAACGTCCTCGGTGTCACGGCAACGCCGGATCGCGGCGACAAGCAGACCCTCGGTCAGTATTTCGACAGTGAGGCCTACGAGTACAGCATGAGCCGCGCCATCCGGGAGAAGTACCTCGTGCCGATCAAGGCGCAAATGATCCCGTTGCAGCTCGACCTGAACAGCGTCGGTCTCTCAAACGGCGACTATGCCGTGGGCGAGATCGGCACCGCGCTGGAGCCCTACTTGGAACAGATCGCCGTAGAGATGTCGCATTACTGCGCTGGCCGGAAAACCGTGGTGTTCTTGCCGCTGATCGCCACCAGCCAGAAATTCTGTCGGATGCTGAATGACGTCGGCCTTCGCGCCTGCGAGGTCAACGGCAACAGCGACGACCGGGATGAAGTGCTGGCGGGCTTTGAGGCCGGTCGGTATGACGTGCTGTGCAACAGCATGCTACTGACCGAGGGCTGGGATTGTCCCGCCGTGGACTGCATCGTGATCCTCCGGCCTACCCGCGTCCGCAGTTTGTATCAGCAAATGGTCGGCAGAGGCATGAGGCTCAGCCCGGAAACCGGCAAAGATCATCTACTACTACTGGATTTCCTTTGGCTTTCTGAGCGTCACGACCTATGCAGGCCGTCCGCGCTGGTGTCGAAGGACGCCGCCATCGCACAGAAGATGGACGAGCAACTGGCCAAGGACGATCAGGTCTATGACCTCATCGAAACCGAGGAACAGGCCGAGCGGGATGTCCTCGCCGAGCGTGAACGTGCGCTGGCCAGAGAGCTGGAGGAGATGCGCCGCCGTAAGCGGAAGCTGGTCGACCCGCTGCAGTACGCGCTCTCCATCGCCGCTGAAGACCTTACCAACTATGTACCCACCTTCGCGTGGGAAATGGCTCCTCCCTCCAAGAAGCAGCTTGAGTTTCTGGAACGCCGTGGCATCTTCGCCGAGTCCGTCGAGAACTGCGGCATGGCCTCCATGCTTATTGACCGGCTGCAGCGCCGCACACAGGAAGGCCTCGCCACACCGAAACAGATCCGCTGCTTGGAGCGGTACGGCTTCCGACAGGTCGGCACTTGGATGTTCGAGGATGCCAGTGCTTTGATCTCCCGCCTCGCAGATAACAACTGGCGCGTGCCCTACGGCATGACGCCTGCCCTGTACAGACCGTAAGGAGGACTCTCATGGATAATAATATTCTCTCAGCCCTGAAAGCCATTGATGTTGC